CTGGGAATTCGCTCCCCCCACATAGATATTCGCCAGGTTGTTGGCTGCGGCCTGCCCTTGCTGTCCGATCTGGCCTGCGACGTTGGCCCCGAGATTCGCCGTGTTTGAGAGAATCCCGTATTGGTTCATGTACTGCTGCATCGCATTGTTGTAGACCTGCTGGTAGTTCTGCTCGCCGAGGCCCTGCCCATACTGTTCAAGCGCCTTGCCCTGAGTGCCGGAGTAAAGATTGCCGGTGGCCGCTGCCGACTGGTCGAGAGCCTGCGTGCCTTGCTGCAAAGCAAACTGATAGCCGGGATTCTGTTCGGCCTGCGCCAGCGTCGGCGCCTGGAAGGGTGTGTTGAGAAAGTTGGCGAGCGAATTCGCGCCTTGCGTGCCGACATTTAAAAACGGCTGCTCGTTTTGCTGCTGCTGCTGGGTTTCCTGAGTTTGCGCGGCGACCGCTGCCTGCTGGTTCTGCTTCTGGAGCTGCAGGGCTTGTTGCGCCGCTCTCGATTGCGAGCTTCCGGCGGCGAGCGAGCCGATCCCGCTGACAATTCCGCCGGCCAGACTTCCAATAGCTGCTATGGGCATGAGAGAACTTCCGGTTTACTGATTCCTAGACAGAACTGGTCGAGCAGAACGCCACCGCGGGAGAACGATTTAGGGTTAATGCCGTACTCGGTCAAGCCGCCTTGTTTCGCAAAGCGCAGCGCCAAACGGTTGTCGCTCGGCACATCGGTGATGAGCCGTTGGCAGCGGGTGTTTTGCCACAGCCACGCGATAAATTCCCGGCTGGCTTGTTTGGCGCGGGGTCCCCAGGTGCTGGGCAGAAGGCAGGTGTGCACCTTCCAGCAGACCGCATTTTCCTCGATCAATCCGAAGTAGCCGAGCAACTCTTCTCCGTCCCGCACTTCGATAAACGTGGCCTCTTTCGGCGGCTCATAGGCTGCGGGCGGCGGCGAGAAGTCGTCACTCATTCGGGGATAGAGCTGCGGATCAGTGATGACCCGGCGAATCGCATCCCGGTCGGTGGCGAGCGAGAAGTTCATCCGATCCGCCACCACTTTGAGGCATCGCTTTTGATCCGCAGATGGTCGTACAGCGCGGTCAGCGTATAAGGGCCGCCTTCGACTCCATTCAGCGTGAACACATTGGCATCGCTCGATGTCTTGAGGTAGCTGATTTCCTGATTCTGGTTGTTCTGACCAGACGTTCCGCCGGGATCGGGCGCGTCCTCCGCATAATCCCCTGCTGAGGTGTCGACTTTTTTAAGCGGCAACTGCTTCTGCAGGCTGAAGAGATAGAGAGTCTGCGGATTCGACGCATTCTGCCCGCGCAGCGGCGGCGGGAAGAGTGTGGTGGTTTCGGTGCTCACGCCCCCACCAGCTCGAGCGAATCTTCCGACTTCACATAGCCGTCCGCGATGCGCCAGGGGATCGGATCAGCGCCGGAGATTTCCCAAACTCTGCGCCGCGCTCGTCCGAGCTGCACCTTGCGCGCGCGGGCGTTGTACTCACCAGCCATGCCGCAGTTGAGGATGAAGGTCGATGTCCAGGTCTTCGTGCCATCGTTCGACCAGCGCAGCATGATCTGTGGGGCACGCGGCTGCCCGTCGCCGTCAAGCAACGGAGGTTGCGGCCCGAGTCCGGGTTCGATATCAATTTCGAGCTCGGAGAAGAAGAGCCACTTATTCTCCTTAGATATTGTGGGGGAACGCCGCACCCAGCGGAGCGGGCCGCCCATGTCGCTGTAGATTGAAGTTGACTGCTGATAGAGGTTGCCGGAGGCCCAATCCCCGACCAGATGCTTCCCGAAGACGAACATATGGGACTGCGAATGATCCGCCTCGTAAGTGCCCGAAATCGGGTTAAAGAATCCGCGCTGGTGCCACTGATTTTCGGCAACATCGTAGACCCAGGTCGCATTCGGAAATTTCAGAACCCAGAAGCTATGGCCTTGTTCTTGGTAGGTGTAGCCGATGACGCTGTTGGCGGTGAGGTTCGGATAGTTTTGCCAGGCGAACTCGACCGCATGCGTCGAAACCCGCTGCTCGCCATAACCCACAGCCCTTCGCGCTACCAGCCACCCACGCTCATCCTGATCCAGCCAGAAAATCGAGTTATCGAGTTGCACGGTGGCGAAGGCCGCACAGGAGGCCGCGCCAAATTCCATGAACGCGCCCTGGATGGGGATAAACACCGGATTCCCGGCCCCGGCGTTGTAGTAGGCGGCAGTTTTCTTCGCGGAGAAAAACCAGATCTCGCGGTGATCGCAGATCATCGACGTAAAGTTGTCAGGGAAAAGCGAAACCGTCGAGATATTCAATCCGTCCCAGGTGGTGAAGTCCTCCAGATTCGATTGCTGGAAGGTGTGCGAGGTGAGCAGTGTCGCAATGCCGTAGCCGTCGGTGAACCCGATCTGCATGACCGCGCCGTTGAACTGGCTCATGTCGACCGGAGCGAGCACGTTGGTCGCGAGGGTGAAGACGAAGAGCGCCCCGTTGTTCAGAATTAAGAGCTGGGTTTCGTTCGAGATGATCTGATTGGGCGAGGCGGGCATCGCGCCCAGGCTTCCGCGGTTGACCTTTGAGCCGTCGGCAAACAACTCCCACAAATTGGAAGCCGCCACAAATGCCCGGCCATTTACGGGATATTGCGCGGTGATCCCCGCCTCCGGCAGCTGATAGGCGATCCTTTTTCCAGGCGCGAGAATCAGCGCCTTGCGCACCTTGGCGCCGATCGACTCCTGCGTCTCCGGGTAGAGATTCATAGTCCACTCGGCGTCGAGGTTCGGCGAGACGGCCTGGTAGGTGCCGTTGATGAGGTTGAAAGTGCTCATGAAAAAAGTGAGAGAGTTTTAGCGCGGCCCGAGTCCCGGTGGCCCACCGGTTCCCCAGTTGAAGTAGCCCCGGAGCTGTCCGGTGCGCGGCATACCGTAGTCGCGGGTGGCGATCCGCGGCGAGAGATCGTTATTGCCGAAAACGGCCTTGTTGGCTTCGCGGGCTTTTTCGACGAGCAACGGGTTCGCTTGCTTCGAGCCGCCAGGGCAGAGTGCCAACGCGAGGGTGAATGTCAGCGCCGCGCGGTAGCCTTGCGGCATCGTGCCCCCCGCGCCCGGCCCGGCCAGCGGATCGTTGATCTGGTCGTACTGCGCAAGCGGCAGCCACAATTCCAGCCGCACATTGTGTCCCACCTGCGGCACCGGCCAAAACCACAAATTCCCATTCGGCCACGACGGTTCGTAGTAGAGATCGGTTGGTACGGTGGAGGTGATTTGTTTGGTCTGCTGTGCCGCCCACCATTTGTTGTCGCGGATGGCGATGGGCAAATCCACCAGCTCCGTCGATCCATTTAAGAGCAAATTGGCGCTTACGATTTCGACCGGCCGGGCAACCTCGGGGAAGGTTGCAGCTTCCGGGCCGATGGTATGCGGGGAAAGGTTCGGCACCAGCGTGTAGACCGCAAACACGTGCGCGAACACATAGGCCCGCCGCGCCGCCCACACATCGAGCACGTAGTTTAACTGCCGGAACGCCCATTGCCCGGTTTCGCCGTCCGGTACTTCGCCCGACGCGAGCATGTTGTTCTCGATCAAGGCATCGGTGATGATGTCGAGCGCCGTGTAACGTAGCGGCGTTTCGCTGGTTGGCGGGGTGATGGGCATGAATTACTCGGCGGTGGCTTCTGGCTTTGCTGCTTTGGTCTGGAAGACTTGTTTCGGCGCTTTTTTCTCGGGGGCCTGCCCACCTTTTGCCAAAACCTTCTCCTCTTCCTCTTTGCTTTTCACCACGACGCCGCCCGCGAGGCGCTTCGGGTATTCCTGAAAGCTGTAGGGTTCTGCCGGCGGTTTATTGCGGTCCTTCGGCGCGGGCTTCTGCACTTTTGAAAATTGCATGACTTGTTCCTCGATTTTCTGCTGGCGGAGTGTGACATCGCGCGGAATGCCTTCAATATCGAAGGTCACCGGCCAGCGCGAGCGCATCCGCAGGCGTTCATTGATTGGCATGGAAAACGATAGGCATAAAAAAAAACAGGGGCAGGCAGGTTTTCCTGCCCCCGTGATTCAGGGAGAAAGAGGTTCTTAGTAGCTCGCGTACCACTTCGCTGCGTTGGGCTCATAGGTCCAACACTGCGCGCGATTCGCCGTCGCCGTGGTCGTAGTTCCAATGTTGTTGCCTGCCGTGGTCTGGTAGGCCCCATCGGGTACGACGCAGAAGCTATTGCCGGACTTCGGGTCAAACCCGAGCGGATTTGTCCACGAAGTGATGGTATTGGTGCCGGTGATATGGAACAACCGCCCGGAAGGCAAGGTCGCACCAGCCACCGAGGCGACAGCAGCGGTGGTTCCAGCGGGAGCGCTGTTATTGCCCCAGCCCGGTACCCACTGGTTGGTGAGCGTCGAGCATAGCCACTGGTTTCCGTTCTTTGTATTCACGTAGGGGGTGTAAAGCGTGTTCCCCGGCGTGCACATACCAGAAGGATCGCCCGCCGCGTTCACTCCGAAAGGAATCGGATTAAACGCAGCGGCGGGGCCGAGCAGCACTCCGGCTCCCGAGAGGTGATGCGCCACCGGCGTGCCCTGATAGCCGCGGAAAACTTTGATCGTGGTGCCATTGACGGCATTCACGAACATCGCTTCCTTGTCTACGAAGAGCAGCGTCTGGTTGGCGACCACTCCGGTGGCCGAGGTGAGCACCACGGTTTGCGAAGAGTTAGAGGTGACCGCCGACGCGAGGGTGGTGCCGGTCAGCGAGGTTTGCGCGGAGGCGCTGAGCGCGAGAGCCGCGAAGAGAGAAAGAATCGAAATAAGTTTTTTCATGGGTTTGGTTTCCAGCAGGCGAGTGTGATTTTCAGGTCACACTCGCGCCAGCGGAAATTCTCCTTTTAGGCTCCCAGCACCCCGACAGCCCCATTGTCCTGATAGAGGTTGCCGAAGCCGCCGAGCGAATCGAAGCGGTGAATGTTGAGGGAGTGGAACGGGTCCCAGGCGTGCACGTAGCGGATGGCGATCCCGGTGTCGGGGTCCATCTTCTGTGAGCTCTCTTCCACCGCATCCGGCAGGTAGAGCTTCGCACCGACCATGGCAAACGCGGAGGGCGTGAGCCCGAGGCCGATGGTGCCGCTTTTCGACTGTCCGTCGACCATGTTAGTTCCGGGGAAGAGAGCCAACTGGTCGCCGTTGTTGTTGAGTGCATCGACATTCTGATACTGAGAACCCGGTCCGTAGATCGGGGGCAGGATCGAGATGACGTCGGTGCCGCCGGTGAGGGTGTAGTCCTGGGTCACGGTGAAGGTGGCGAGGTTGTTGGACCCGCCCACCACGCGCCGCGTTCTCGGGTTAACGAAGTGCACCGCGCCGATGGAGATTTTGTCTCCCTGCTTAATGGTGTCTCCGTTCGATCCCTGAATACTAATGGAGCTCCCCGTCTGGTTGGCGCCGACCATGGTGACGCCGGTCTGCGAAGCCCAAACACCGGAGGTGTGGACGTAGAGCGACTGCGACTCGAAGAGATCGAAGTTTTTCAGGATGCCGATGTAGCCTTCTTTGAACATCCGGGAAACTTCATCTCCGGGGTTGAGGAAAGCCTCGATCACCGGAGCCAGTGCATTCATCATGTCGGATGAAATACATAGGGACCGCTTTCCACCGAGCGCCGCTTTTTGCAGCAAGCGGGACTTGGCGAGATCGTAGGTCGTGAGCGACGTGGGATCGGTGCCGAGCTGTCCCACGATGGTTGAGATGTTGTTGGTGGCGAACAGCGCGGCGCGAGAATCCCACTCCTGCGCCATCTGCTTGCCGGCGGGCTCGAAGTACATGCGATCGAGCTCTTCTTCGGAACGTTCCAGCTTGAGCGCTACTTCCATGTCATCCCACTCGAATGGAATCTGCACCCATTGATCGAGCGTGATGGTGGTGATTTGCTGGTTGATGCCTTGCGGCGCGTAGCCGGGGCCGTCGATGGTTAAGAAGGACTGGGGAAATTTCACGTCGATGGTCGAGCCCGGCGCGAACTCCCGGCGGAAGTCCTTCTCCCAGTCGCGGTTGAAATATTCCGCAACTGTAAGGTTGTTGGTGAGGAACCCCAGCACTTTGAGGCTCACCCAACTGGTATTTTCAAATTGGTTTGCCATGAATTTTCCTTAAGGAATTTAGAGTCCTTTGCGGCGGGCCATCCGTTTGCGGGTATCGGCCGCGATGAAGCGCCGTACCGCTGCTGGATCGCTCTCCGAATCTTTGGCCGCTTGTTCGCGCTCATCCGGTGGAACAGAGCCGGAGCCGCCGATTTCGGCGGGCGGCGCGGGGGCGGACGTTACCTTTTTGGGTGCAGCGGCCGCGGCAGGGGCAGAAGTGGAAAACTTGGCCTCGATCTTGAGCAGCTCCCGGAACTGGCGTTGCGGATTCACGATGGCCGCGATCCGCTTTAGCTCTTCCGGATTCTTGCCCAGCTCATACAGCACGTGCGCCCCATGGTCGGAGTCAAGGACAAAGGCCTCAACCAGCGAACCCTGCTTAATCGGCAGATTCGGGTTTAGAGCCACCGCCTCATAGTCGGGGAGTTTCTTGCTGGCTTCCGCGACCTTTTGCCTCCAGCCGGTGTTGAGCACGCGCTGCGCTTCGGTCTGCCGCGCCGTTTCCTCGCTTTTGGTTTGTTCTGCGCGCACCTCTTTCAGGATTTGTTCCCTGTCGTAGACGCGCACGGCGTCGTGCCATTCGCCGAGGGTTTTGTAGAGCGGCCGACCGTTATCGTCGAGGTCGTCCATCCGGGGAGCTCGCTCCTCTGCCGTCTCACTGTCCGGTTGCGAGCCCGGATCGTCGGCTGCGGTGAGCTGGCGGAGTTGCTCCTCCATGGTTTCCACTTTCTGTTTCAAACGTCCGCGATCTTCGAGCAACTCTTGAAAGCGCCGCTCGCTATCTTCGGACGTCTTCTGCTTTGGCTTCTGCGGTGATGCAGGCTCCGAGCCTGCGGCGTCGGTGGTTGTAGCGGGTGCCGGGGCCGCGGTATCGGCAGGGGTCGCGGGTGTTTCGGTGGAAGTCGCCGAGGCTTCCTCTTTCACGGCAGAAATTGGGGTGTAATCGGGAGGCTTCTCGCCTCTGCGCTTCGCAACCGCGCGCTCGCGCGATTCACGCAAAAACCGGCCCGTCTCCCGCGCCTCTTGCGCAGGCGCAGCGGGTTTGGCTGGCGCGGCGGTCGTAGGCGTCGCGGTTGGATTCGGGGCTGCAGTCGTCGAGGCTGCCGCGGGGGCAGCTGTGGTCGTCGTTTCCATGGGAGTTTGTCCTTTTTGTTTTTAGGCTGGGGGTTGTGTGGGCGCTGCCGGCGGCGGTTGGGTCACTGGCGGCGGTTGCGTCGCCCGCATCGCTTGTTCGTGCGCGGCTTGGTGCGCCGCCATGTTGGAATCTTGCTGAAATCCGAGGATCGCGAGCTCTTTCGCGGCGTCGGCCTGGGCCTGGGTATCGAGAGCTTTCGATTTCGCGGCGAGCTCGGCTTTCACGATCTGTGTGATGAAGTCCATGGTGGCCTTGTCGAGCAGGTGTTTGCCCTTCATGGACTCGATTTGCGTCTTGTTCGCGAGCTCCAGCACTTTGCCGGCGCGTTCCATATGCAGCGAGGCGTTCTCCTGCTGCAGCTGCTGCATCTGTGCCTGCAATTGCGCGATCGCGGCTTGCGCCTCGGGCGGGAGATTGTTGGTTTCAGGCGGCGAGATGATGTCGGCCAGCTCTTTGCCAAAGATTCCGAGCGAGGAGCGCATGCGAACGCAGATGGCGGCGATTTTCTGAATGATCGGCGGCGGGAATCCCAGTTGCGGGGCGATCTCTAAGAAATTGTCAGCGAACTCCGATTGCTCTTCGCGTTCCGACTGGTAGCTAGGACCAACCGAAATCGTGACCCCGTACTTCCCTTCTCCCGTGTGCAGAACGTCTTCGTTTGGGTTTTGCACCTGATAATGCTGATCGTTGATGCGCATGGTGGCATACGATCCATCGGGTTTCATGATTGGGGCATCGCGCGCCGTGTCGTAGACCAGATCGAGCGCTTCATTCACCTGCCAGTACATGTTCTGCAGGTAGCGATCGTAGTTATCGACGAAGTGAAAGGCCCCGATGTCCTCCATTGTTTTGATCTTGTCGAGGGCAATGCCGGATTTCTCATTCTGCCGCTGGGCGGCCGTCGGCAGCTGCGAAATCCCCATCGCGGCCTGCACGGAGCGGCGCCCGGATTCCTTTGCCTGTTCATACACCACAACGTTCGGGGTGAACTGCGGGCGGGTGGGCAGCGGAAGTACCTGGCCTGTGGCGCTGTCGACGACCGGATCAGCCTGCACGTAAGCTCGCGGGATTTTATTCAGCATCTCCCAGGCTTCGGCGTCTGATTCAAACTGCCCTTTGTAGCCGACAAACGGGGCTTTCGGCGCCATCCCCATCTCTTCCGCTTCCTGGGAGATGGCGTAGGCCATAAACATTGCCGGGTCACGCGCCAGGCGCACCATCGACATCAGGTGCCGCTTGGGACCGTTGCCGAAGTCGGCGTAAAGCTGCTTGCCGAAGCAGCCGCAGATCGGAATCCGTGTGCCCACCCACGGGTTGACCTGCAGGATCTCGACTCCGTTGGTCACGTACTGCTTGACCACTTTCTTTTCGTCCTGCATCTCACGCAGAACCTTGATCTGGTCGCGCAGCTTGGCGAAGCGGCCCATCTTGTCGCGTCCGCTCACCACATCCTTAATTTCCTCTTCGTAGGCGATGACCGGACCTTCCGGCGAATCGATCAGCAGGAGCCGTACCGGTTCGGTGGTGACCTTCCAGTAGCCGGCGAGCTGCAGATCGTCCTCGCGAATCCAGTTGTGGGCTTCATACATCTCCTCGCCCGAAAAGCTGGTGATCTTCGCCTTGGGGAAACGCTTTTTGAAACGCTCGCGGCTGATCACGTCGATTTCAAAGACTTCCTCAACGTCCGATCCATCCGGCATGCGGTAATGCGGGCTGAAGATGATGGTGTCGGGGTTCTCGATGGGCTTGATGCGCAGCTCTAAATCGAAGGTCTTGCCCGGAACTTTTTGCGTGGTCAGGCGTGAGTACCCCACACTGCGCATAATCATATTGTCGAAAGCTGTGATGTGTGACTGTTGGGCGCTCGACCGGTAGTCGATGCCGCGAATCAGGTTGGCTCGTTTCTCGGCGTTCTTGTCATTAGCTCCATCGCCCTCAGGGATAACCTGTGGGGCACGCTTATTCTGCCGGATTTGATTGCCGGCCTGGTTGAGATACTGGCCGAGCTCATCAAACGCCATACAGGGACGCCGCGCTTCTTCACGGGCCAGGCGATCTTCCGGTTCCCACGGGTCGCCGGCCACGAAGCGCATATCAACCTTGCCTTGCTCGCGGATGTGGTTCGTGGCCTGCGAGTAATCAGAGAAAGCCTCGCGGATTTCTTTGGGAGTGGGTTCAGACATTACGCGCTTGCCGCCTCCAACCGAGCCGCGGGGCACCTGGGGCAGATAGAGACTTCTTTGGTTTCAATCTTTCCGCTCTCGGAATTTTTCCGGGCGAATTTCTGAAACACCCAGCCATGACGTTGCGCGGCGGCATAGGCTGCGATCGCATCGAGCGCGTAATAAATCCCCTCGCGGGTGCATTTCGAGCAGACGAGCTGCAGGGCGCCCTTGGCCTGGTCGCGTATACCGGACTCTTTCAGTGCCTTTTCTGCCTGCGCTTCAAGGGGCGACTGGCGTGGGTGGTAATCCTTAAACGGGGTGAAGGTTCCGTCGGCGTTTTGGATCGGGAGCTGCAGCTCCTCCGCTTCCTGTTTGCCGCGCATGATGTACCAATCGAGCGGCTTCGCCTCAAAGCGCAGATGTGGGCGCATGACGTCGTAGCAAACTTTTCGCTGCTCTCCCGTCGAGACCGAGAGCAGAACTTTGCGGAAGTGCTCGTGATCCTGAATGCAGAAGGCCATCTGCTGGATGATCTGGGGATCGTCGAGCCCACCGAAGCCGAGTTTCTTCATCTCGTGGTTGACTTGTTTTTGTCGGATGTTCATAGTCCCCCCTCGTGTGTATGGGGTTTTCGTGCTTTCGTGGTTATTCCGTTTCTGACTCTTCCGGCATCGGCGCCGCTGCGGCGGGCATCTCGCCTACCTGGTGCGGAATGCCCAAGTGTTGCGCCAGGTGTGTCAGCACGTGGCCGGCCGGCAGCACCACGCGGTTTTTCGGCATGGGGAATTTATGCTCCGAGGCTGGCTGTTTAAAGCCGTGGAGCATGTGTTTGACTTGATGGCCGTCCCCGACCTTCTGAATGATGACGTGTGCGAGTTGTTCCATGGGTCCCTATATTCCTGCGCGGGTGCGCATGTGATTGGCGTGGCCTAAAACGTGGTTGGCCTTCGCTTTGATCTTGGCCGCCGCGCCCGGTGAGAGTTTGCCTTTCTTCACCATCTGCGTGGCGCGCGCTTTTGCGTTCGCTGCGTGGGCTCGGTCGGGCATTGGGTACTTGCGCTGTCCCGGCAACCCGAATTCCGAGCTGGGGATGCGCTTGCGGGCGCTGCTGTTCAGTTTTGCCATACAGGTTCCTTAAAAAATTGAGCCGCGTCGCTTCTGCGGTGCCCTCTGACCGTGGCGTACAAGTGGTAACGCCAGGGCTAGGCAAGCGGCTGGCGGAATATGGAAAAAAGCTCCAGCCGGAGGCATCAATGCCACGTGCGCTGCCCCCGGCTCAACGGAGCAGTTCTTTCCGCAGGCGACGGAAATCGCCCAACGGTTAGGTCGCGACGATGCCTTTGGTGCCGTTGGTCGCGGTGCCACCACCGAAGTAGGTCTGCGCCTTGGTGGTTGCATCGCCTACCGCTGTGACGCCAACCCACATGGAGGCGGGATCTAGGATGGCCACGCCGCCCACCGTCGCTACCAACTTGAACAGCTGCGCGATTGCGGTCGATCCTGAATTGATGGCGTTGATGAACTGGCAGTTGCGGAAGAGCACGAAGCGGTCGAGCGCTGCCGCGGCGTTTCCAAGCAAGGCATATTGCAGGCCGTCGCTCGAGTAAAACTGGAAAATACAGGAGTCAAACACGTTGCGCGGGCCGCCGCCCTGAATTTCTACCGAGGCGTTGGCTAGAGTGCGGATCACCGTGTCGATACCGATGGTGCAGCCCTGGAAGTAGTTCTCCTGGCTGCCCGATTTAATTAGGATGTTGCGCGATCCCGCGTCGGTGGCTCCGGTGGCATCACCCATGCCGGCGATGTGGCAATTCTTGAAGACATTGCGCGCCCCGGCCGAGAGTGTGAGACAGATTTCGGCCGCGATCCCGGCATTGAAGCCGTGGAAAAATTCAACATTGGCGAACAAACACGCGTTGGCTGTGACGGTGAAGAAATTCGCAAAGGCTGCAACGCCTGACGTTGGAGCGATGCGGGCACGCTGCGAGAACAAAGACGGCGCGCATACGCCCACTAGGTGAGCTGCGTTCTTCGCCCAGGTAAATCCGGCGGAGAGGCGGGCGGTAGAGGCCGTGGTGCCATCGGACATCAGCACCAGCACATCGTTTCTGCCCTGGCCAAGCAGCGCATAGCCTTGCCCGAGTGTTTGGACCGCGGTGGCCGGTGTCAGACCGTCGTTTTGGTCGTTTCCGTTTTTCGGATCGAGATAGTACAGCGTGCCGGTGGTGAAGATGCCGGCGGCGGCGATCGCTTGCGCGATCATCTGCGCGGTCTGCGGGGTGAAGGCTCCGTAACTCTGGATGCCTAGCGGTGTGGAATTCATGGGATTAACCCTTTCTTCTACTGCGCGCGCTCTGAGGCCTCGACGGGCGATCCCGTCGAAGCGGATTCATTAAGCGCGATGTTGCGGAAAGTCTTCAGGCATAAGTGCTGAGCCGATAAGGAGGCGCTGCTTTCTTCGGCGGCTTCTGCGGGAGCACCGGCGCTGCATAGGTCAGTGCCAGCGAATCGGCGTCGTCCGGGGAACTCGATTCGACACCCAGCTTCTGCAGCCGCTTCATCATGAGTTCTTTCGATTCGAGCTTCACCCGTTGCTTCGGATCGCTCACTAGCATCGGCTTCGCGAGATCCGCTGCGAGGCCTGGGTCCTTATCGATTGCCAGGCCATCGAGCAGGGATTGCTTCAGCTTTCCCCATATCTCGTCTCGGCGATAAGCAAATTTCGGATCGGTTGAATCCTGTCCGAAGTTCACCTCCATGATGTTCTTGTGGCCGAGCGCGCGAAGCCTGGCGACAACCGGGCCGGCGATGCCCGCAGAATCACAGAACAACATGTCGACCTTCTGCCGGCGGCCGCCGATTTCGTACTCCCGGGTCAGGATGTCGCCGAGCTTGCCGACCATCACCGCCGGGTCGCGGGTAAATTCACCCTTGACGCGCACTGGCGGAATCGAGCGCGCATCCATCCCCTTGCGAAAGCGCACCACGTTGTCGGCTGAGCCGCCCCAGGCGAAGTCGCATCCCGCGACCAGCGCGTCATCAGGCAGCGAGCGCGCTGGAACCATTTGCGCCTTTGAGATCAGATCGAGGTCGATGAATTGCCCAGCTGCGCCTTTCGGGAAGAGTCCACGCGCGCGTACGCGGAAGTAGTCGGAATCCTCATTCCCTTCGCACTCGGCGAGCCAGCCTTTAATTTCTTCGAGGTTGCAACCCTCTACCTCGCGCGAATCAATCACCCGCTGCGTCCAGCGGTGGCGCAGGTTGCCAAACACGGCTTCGTAAAACGTGCCGGTGTTGACCGAGCAGTTCGAGATCGCAAAAAGAATCTTCTCGGTGTCCGCGTCGGTGAGTGCGCCGCGCGCCACGCGGTAAATCTCGTTCGGGATGGGCGCGGCTTCCTCGAACAGGTAAAGCATTCTGCGCCCGGCGTTGTGCTTGCCGGCGAAGGCCTGTGGATTCTCGTTCGACCAGGGCATGAAGTCGAGCCGCCAGGTACTCTCCCGCGCGGAATCGTCCGCTTTGATCGAGCTCACTTGCACATTGAACCAGTGCGCATTAATGGCGCGGCGAAACCAGCGGGAAAATTCCGGCTGTACGACAGTGGTCAGCTGACGATCGGTGTTGGCGGTAACGCGCGCCATGGCGTCGAGCATCGTGGATTGTGCCCACCAGGAAAGGAATGCGGCGAGCGTCGTTTTGCCGATGCCATGCCCCGAGCTGAGCGCGCGCGCGTAAACCTGGTCGCGCGTCTCCGGGTTGCGCAGATGTTCCCCGAGCAACTCCAGCTCTTCGCACTGCCACTTGCGCGGACCGTTGAATCCGGCTAGATCGCCTTCGCCCCAGGGGAAGCCGAACAGCACCGCTCCGAGCGGGTCCCAGCGGAATTCCGCCAGGCGGTCAGCCAACTCCTGCTCAAAATCAATTTGTGCGGCGGTAGCCATTTACAGAGGGATTTGCGGACCAGTCACAACCGTAGTTCGATACGCGCGCTTTGCTGCTTTCTCCATTGCGACTCTCATGCGCTCGCCTAATTCGTGGGTGACGTTCATCTCGATGGGCTTGTCGTGGATGTGGTTCACGGTGTCGACTGGTTTGCCGTAGGCCCGGTCTTCGAGATAACGCAAGAGATTGGTCAGCGGGATGATGGAAAACTTGCCTTGGTAGTCGCCGCTGTCGATCTTCGAGCCGATCTTCGAGCCAACGTCGCGTCCCCCGGGTATCAATCCCAGGCGCTTTTTTTCGAGATCAATGAGCGCCAGCCATGTCTCTTCGGCTTTTGCCTTCGCGAGCACGCGCGCGGCGACGGAGGTATCGGTAGGCCGCTCCGCTTTTTTCCGTCCGGCTCCCTGCCTCGATCCGCCTCGCTTTTGCATCACTGTGCATCTGCGCTGAGCGGCGCATACTGGTGCTCGATCAGGGCGCGCTGGCTGTCGTATCGCGCTTTCAGTTTTGCCAGTCGTCGCCTGCGGCCGTCTTTGATCCGTTCGTCCCGTGGGCGCTGCGGGGCTAGACGATTCAGCCACCATCCCGCTGCGCCGATCACATACACCTGGTCGAGATTTAAATTGTTCATCATGCTGTCAGCTCCGCAAAGTGCCGCTCGATCCCGGTGACCGGTGCGCAGGCCAGCGCTTCGAGCAGGTGCACCGAGATAACCGCCCGGCTCCCGCAGCATTCGCAGTGTCCATGCTGGTCGAGCGGGCCGACGTGGTAACAGTTACCGCACTCGTGGGGTTCGTGGTGGCACATGAGAGTTACCAGCCGAACATTCCGCCCACCGCGCGGGCGATGAAAGCATTGATCACGAAGTAGAGCGCAGTGGCTCCTACGACGATTCCCCCGGCGAACCATAGGGCTGCTCCGGGAATGTGTAGGTGGAGGGTGAGGTTCATGGCGTTTGAATTCGCCTACTAAATCAAAAGAATCAAACTGCGGGTTTCACCCTTAAAGCTTGCCGGACCGCGGCGCTTGCGGCGTCATCGGTGACTTTTAGGTACTCACCGGTTGAGGAAATGGACTTGTGTCCCAGGTGTTGCCGGACGTTCTGAATCCCCGCCGATTCAATGGTTTGCATGGCAATGGAGTGCTTCAGCACGTGCGGATGACGCTTGTGTTTCGGCAGGCCGGCCGCGGCGCCGTATTCCTGGACGAGCTGCCAGAAGCGCTGCCGGGTGACGGGAAACAGCCTTTGATTTCCGGGTACATTTCCGAGGAAATCAAACAGGGTTTCCGTCTCATTTAAGAGTGGTTCCGCGTGCGCGATCAGCTCTTGTGTGGTCTTCAGCGACCCCTTCAGCCGGCGCACTGTGATGTGCCCCGCGCCGAAGTTATCCCGCCTCAACTCAACGACTTCCGTGGCGCGCAGCCCATGGTTGAAGGCTAATGCGATCATCAGCCGATCGCGCTCGCGCCGGCGCTTCGCCGCTCCCAGGAGCCGTAAAAGTTCCTCGCGCGTGAGGCTTTGAATTGCCACCGGAAATCAAAAACAATCAAAAAACTTAACAAAACCACGAAATGTAAAGCGGCATTCAGTGCAGCCGCGCGATCAGCTCCGAGGCCAGCCATCCAATGACGGCGCCCTCTCCCGTGACGGCCGCGGTCAGCACCCAGCGCATGATCTCGTAGCGGCAGACCTTCTGCTCCAAAGTGCGGATCTTCGCCCACAGCTCGTTCGAAGATTTCAGCAGCAGCTCGTTCGAGTATCGTCCCTCGTATTGCTTCGAACGGTCGATCTGGTTGTAGGTGCCCAGCTTTTTCGCCAGGGCAATCGGATCGAGGCCATTGAATTCAGGATCTCGCATTACTCTCCCCACACCAGGCGGCAGGCCAGCTCGTAGAGCACGGCGCAGGCGGCGATCCGCTCCTCGACTGGGCGGTCTTTTTGCTGCCAGAGGTAATCGTGGGCGCTCATCAGGAGCAGAATTCCTTCGCGGTCGGGGTGCTCGACCAGGCCCCAGCGCTTCGACCAGGAGTCTTTGAGCCAAGAACTGGCCGCATCTTGTTTGCCCCGTGGGATGGGTCCCTTACCCGCGCGCGGTTTTGCTCATGGTCGGCGGTGTCATATTGGAGGTTGAACCACCCGCCCGCATCTCTACCGTTTGGAGTGTGCGCACAAAACCGGATCGCGTGCAGACCAGAGCCATCCACTCGGGCTTCTTGATGTCGTAATCGAGCCGATGTCCAAGTATCCAGCAAATGAGCATAAGGATCAGCTTGCGAAACGGAACTGGGGGCCGGAAGCGGGCCACATTTGATTGCGCGGAGAAATGGAAAGTCTCTTCCGGCGATGCCGTGCGAAGGTCGTGCGGTCTCCGGCGTGTGGCATCTCGTAGTGCAAGCGGTCGCCGGTCGATTTCTCTTTTGAAAATGGGAGTAAGTTGCCGACGCCTAAGACGCCATCCCAGCGTTG